CCTCAGTACGCAGCACTGCCAGATTGAGGCTGGCAAAGTAGGTGCTGTTATCAATGATGTACATGATTTTGTCAGGGTCGGCCGCAAATCGTCCATCAGTGCCAAGCAATGGCATCAGGTTCAGGTACACCGCTTCAGTCAGGGTGTTGGCCGCGTTGTACAAGTTGGCGGTGTTGGTGATAATCGGCAGTTTCGCCAGACCATCAAACAGCGTGTAAGCAGGCTTGTTAGGAGCCGCCGCCGGGGTACCATCAATCAAGTTCAGGTTGGTGTTAGCGGTCATCACGGTATCACCGTTGATGATGACGTTTTCGAGCGTTTCCGCGCCGACCACGCGAACCTTGCGGTTGGCTTCCTGAAGCAGATTAACGATGCTATCCTGGTCAAGTTCCTGCTGCCAGTAAGTACGCGCCGACAACCGAGCTAACGTGACTTCCTTGTTGCCCGTGCCGATACGGCTTGAGCTATAGGTGGGGGTCAAGTCGTGACTAGAGGTATCGGTATCCGCAGCGCCAGCGGCGTTATAGAACACCATGTCCGCGCCTTCCAGCGGGATGGTTTCCGACTTGTTACCGTCCGGCACTTCCTTCACATCCATGCCGAGTGCAGACATACGGTCATAGACGTTGGTTGCCTGACGAACGGTTTCCCACACGTCAGTGCTGAAGTAGGTGACGGCATACTGTGAACCGAAGTTTGCAAGGTCAACCTGCATGACTTCGTTCGCCTTGATGGCGGGAAGCTGTGACTTCACAGCCAAGTCGTTAGCAGCCGCATCGCCGCGTTCGACCTGCTGGGCGGTCTTGTAAGCCATCGCCTTCAGGTAATCTTCGCTGACGGGCTTGCCAAGCTTGCTCAAAATCTGATGACCGAGCGCCATTTCGGCGGCGTTCAGGTGGTCAAAGCGGCGATCCTGCACGTTTTCAACACGCGCCTTCTGTGCGTTACCGTTCAAGAGTGCGATACCTCCAGTGAATGCGGGAGCCTGCTGGGTCGCCGGGGCGGCGGCTTTCGCGGCTTCGACGGCGCTGTTCACCAGTGCCTCATAAGCGGCTTTCGCAGCGGCGATTTTGTCCGTGTGTTCTTTCAGCATAACCGCGGCCTTGCTGGCAACGGCTGCGAGTACGGGTGCCGGGTTAGCGGCGGCTTCGGGTGCGCTGGCGGCGGGGGTCATTTCAGTGACCAACTGCTGCGCCATTGCAGCCAGTTCTTCGGGAGTGACACTGATCGCGCCAGCCTGGGCAAGGCGGTTCAGAATGTCACTCACCATCTGTTGCAAGTCCATTTTTGTCTCCTGCGTAGTAGGTGAGTTGTCGATAACCGCGCTTGCGGGTGTTGGCTCTATAGGCGCTGCCTCTTTAGCCGTTTCCGCGTCGGCGGGGATGAACCGAGATACATCCAAGTCAAGCGACTTGTAAGCGGTCGCTAACTCGGTAGGTTCGCTATAGTGTTTGGCGGTAATCCATGTACCGCGTGGTTCTGCCGGAGTGGGTGTCAGGCTGCCTTCCACGATAGGCCACTCAAGAATGCGCCCATCGTTGTCCACCTTGACAATGTGCGGGATTGAACCGCTAGACCACCCTAACGCGCCTTTTTCAACCATCTCGTAAACCGATTGCGCGTATTCGTTGTGCATGGCAAGTTGCGCCTCTGCCCACAAGCCGACATCGTTTTTCGTAACCGATGTAATCAGGCCGACGGGTTGCGCCTTGACGGTTTTATCGAGGCCGTGATGGTAGAGCGCCGGGCGGCGGTCATACCAATCAAGGTGATACTCAGTTTCCGGGGTGAAGTATTCGCCGTGTAGGTCGCGTGCTTCCGGGCTGCCGAAGTACACGAGGTATCCTGCAACCCGGCCTTCGCCGAGCGCCTTTAGCGCGTGTTCCATAAGTTATGCCTCTACTGTTTGGTGTAACGCTGAATGAGCTTGCGCCCCGCTTGCCAATGTTGGTCAAGCGCCTTGCGGTAAGCGGCGCGGTCGGCGTTGCCTGTTTTCGGGCGCGTTGCCCACTTCATCAACTGAAACGCGGTTACGCAGTATTGCAGGCGGTTGTCGGTTTCCGCCTGCGTTTCGGTTACGGTAATCGCTTTCAACGCTTGCGCGATAGCGACGACATCACGTAAATGCATCTGCTCAATAGTCAGGTTGTCCACTAGAAGCGCCCCTGTGCTTTTCCCGTAGACCGCACGAGATTGCATTTGCAGTTGAAACCCTTGCATTCGAGGGTGTCCGCTTTCGGCAGCAGGCGGCGGCGCGTCCAGTCTTTCATGCGGTGCCGTTGCCCGTTTAACCGTTGGCAGTCGTCACAGTGTTCGGTTGCGCCGTACACCCATTCATACATGCCGTTCTTATCGGCTAACCCTAGCGCCAGCGTGTAGATCGGATAGATCGACTTGTTAAACCACATGGATGGCTTCTGTTCTGCCATCGCTGCCGTGATGCTATCCTCATCGCTGTACAACATACTCAGCAGACTATTCACGTACTGCCGTTGTTCGCGTATCAGCGTGTCAATCTCCGCTTGCTCATCGGCGTCCGGTTCCGCGTCTACCCCGCCATCGGCGAACCCGTCCCGCGCTGCCTTGTTACCGTGTACGTCAATCAGGTTCATGAATGCTACACGGGCGCGGCTCTTGGTAATCCCGCCCGCCATGATTTCGGCAAGCAAGTCCTCTAGCGCATTCTCGAAGTCTAACCGCGTTGCCTGGATTGCTTTCGCCGCTAACAACGTTTCCGCGTTAGCGAATACCGCCTTAATTGCGTCCTTGTCGTCGCCTGTTTCCGCGAGTGCTGACCGTAGATCGTCTGCGATGGCTGCGGGTATCTGGTAAGCGGTGAACGGGGTAGCCGATTTATAACCCTTGTTTTCGACCTTCTTTAACCACGCCTTGAGTTCGGCAAGCGGGTTAAACGGCTCATGCGGCGTTTCTAGCAGGTTGACGCTAGGTGCATCCGCAGCGGGCAGTTCTGACAGCGCCTTGACGATGGGAGACGCGGTTACGGGCGTTCCACACGGGCAGCTATGTACAAGCGTCTTATCTGCCATGTACCGTAGTTCGGTTGGCTTGACGCGGTACTTGCTGGTATACGGTGGCATTCGGAGCTTCTGCTTGCCATACCCTACCGTAACGTGTGCTTTGTAGTTATCGGGTTCCGTGAATGTCGATGGGCGCAACCCGCTTGCAATCGCCAAATCGTAGAGTTCTTCCTGTAACGCTTTCAGGTCTGCGTTAGAACGTATCAGGAAGCGCAACGGGTATTCAGCGGTTGCGTTATCGAATGTGCCAAGTGTGCCAAGTTTTAATTGCAGTTCGGGTACTTCGACTTCCAACAACGCAGTCTTAAACGCGGCTATCGCGTCATCGGTTGCTAACGGCACATACAGCAAGGTTACATGGAATTCATCAGGCGCATTCCATTTCACTTCCTGATCTGCCATAGAGCCTTGTAGCTTGCGTTGCTCCATAATCAGGTCAGGATGATTACCTAGCGACAAGCCTACCCATGCATCCTTGCCGACAATCGGCGTAGGCGCGGGTAACGCAGCGGTTGCGGGTGCCACCGCTTCCGGCGTAGTCGGGGCAACGGGCGCAGGCGCTTGCATGGGTTCCGCCATCGCGTATGTGCCATCGGGTAGCACGGTCAACGGTACGCGCTGATCTTTTTGGATGAGGTAATCACCACCCTGAATGATGGAATGCCCCAATGTGCTACGGTATTCATTTAGGCTAATGCCGCCTGCCTGAAACACCTGTGTAGCAAGGTTCGCTTTCGATTGCTGATCCTCAAGCGGTGCAATCGCGGTTTCGATATCGAAATAGAATTCGTAGTTACCGAGACCGTAGAACGGAAGCACGACATCGGTTAACCAGGTCGCCATTTCTTCGCAGTAGCGCCCGACGACTGACTGTAAGTAGAACTTACGCTGTTCCGGTGCGCTTTGGTACGTGGCGCTGTCCCAACTCCCTGCTATCGAGTGCGGGATACCGAGTGCAACCGCAATCGACTTCCGCAGGTCTTCGCTAACGTTGGTTGCGCTGGCGTCGAATTCCTGCTGCACTTGCGTGAATTCGAGTGCGCTGTTAATCGCAATCCATCGCCCCTTAGCATCTTCCTTCAGTTGCTCAAGGGCTTTATCGAGTTCGGTTTTCGTAACCGGGACATCGCCGCGTCCGGTCAGGATACCGGATAGCTTGAGGTCGCGTAGGAATTGTTCCAACGTGTACCGTTGGATTTCGCGGTAGATGTTGACATCGTCCATTGCCGATGCCAGCGGCGATAACCCGCGCAAGTCATCAAGGACATTCTCTTTACGCCAGTAACCGATTTCGTGCGGGCGGTAGTTAACGTTTGCGCGGTCGCCATAGTAATCGAAGCGGACGATTTGCCCGTTGCTCACGAACGGTTCCAACGCTAACGGGTTAAGTGCCTGTACCCCGGTATGGTATCCATAGCCATTCTTGAGTGGCAGTACATACGCTTCACCGAAGATGAGGTAAGAGCGCATAAGGTACTGTAACAAGTTCTGCTGACGTTGCTTGCGATTGTCTTTCATCGCCAGCATAAACGGGTGGTTTTCCGCTTCCGTGTCGGTTGCGTTATCCCATACGCCGTAGGGGATCGAGGTTACGTCATTCGTAATCAGGTTGACGGCGTTTGCGACGTAAGCGTTGGTTGCCGCCGCCATCGCGTAGGATTGTTTGTCCTGCCCCCACTTTTGCCGCTGCTGATGCTGTAGCGCGGTCGGCAGTAACCCCGAATACGCGCCGCCGTTCTTGCCCGACACCTGATAGACCATCTTGCCATCGAACATATACACCGATGGCTCAGTCGATAGCGGCTTGCGGGTATCGCGGCGCGGTTGCCGACGGAATAGGTTGAGGGCGTTGGAAACGATACTCACGGGTTAACCCTTTGCGACGTGATACCACGCCAGCGCGGTAGCCATTACGAGGTCGTCATGTGCGCCGCTACCCGCTTCGTAGACCCATTTACCATTGGCCTGCTGTTTCGAGATGTACGAGCGCATTTCGTGCTGCATAGCGGGCAAGGCCTGAAGCTTCAGACCGCCGTTGTGCAAGCCGTGCTTTAGACCCTGAATAATCATCGGTTTCGTGCGCTCATTCGTATTAAAGGCGTACAGTTCAATACCGTCGTACAGGCGTTCACCCGTTGCCGAGTATTCGCCCGCTTGCAAGAGTTCGATATTCGTATACCCCATACTGTTGCTCTCACCGATCACAGGTGCATTCCACTTGTGCGCGGTGTGAGCGATGCGGGTACGTATCTCTTGCCATTCGACGCGGTTAATGTGCAGGCAGTCCACCATTTCATAAGTGTCTGCATCAATGATGACGAGTGCGGTGTAATCACTCGATTGCGCGAAATCGAGGCCACCGACGTAGCGATGACCCGGTATCGGTTCGGCGTACAACGGCGCGGTAAACACGCCTTCGATGTTGCCGAAGTACCCGTTACCCGATGTCAGGAAGCAGGTGCGCGGGTCTTCCGGGTACTCCTGCGGGAACAGGTCGCCTAGTTCGGCAATCTTTGCCCGTCGCCATGCAATCTGTTCAGGCGCTAACCCATGCCGCGCAACCAACGCTGCCTCGTCTTCGGTGTACCGGAGTTCGGCGGTGACGGGTAAACGGTAATCGTCATCCCACCACCAGGCGTAGAAGTGCAACTTCCAACCAGAGTTACCCGACAGCGCCGCCATACACTGCTCATAGAACCAACCCTGAGCGCCGTTGGGTGTGCTTTCCAGTTCGATACGCCCAAAGCCGTGCGGTACGCCCTGCATCAAACCGGCCATGATTGCGCGTGCATCAGTCCAAAACGCCACTTCAGAACCGTGAATGCGATTATAGGTACCGCCGCGTCCCTTTTGCCGACTGCCAGCTGTCCCGATGTGGATAACGGATTGCGTGGTCGGATACCGCGCTTCCGTGGCGTTATCGATGGAGCGCACGGGCTTCCGGTTATCCGGTAGCGTATCTGTTGCATCCGCCGTAGCTTTTGCGTGGTGTCATCGTCGTGGGCAAGCACGCCCGCGCTTACGGTTGTGTTCACCGCGCTTGTGAAGATGTCAGCCTGTATCACGGTACTGAAGCCGAGTTGCCGCGCTTTCAGGATCAAATCGCGTCCGGTACGGTTTGCGATGAAATCCGCTTGCGCCCGGTTGAGCGTCAACGGGATAAGCTGTTGCCGCTTATCAAGGATACGCAGGTCGGTAACGGTTAGCGGTGTGGTTTCCTGTTGCCGACGGCGGCGCAATTCGAGTTCGGCAGCCGCCTTAGCTTTCAACGATGGCGCGGAGTTCATCATCTGAAAGCTTGCTCACATCCATAATCTTATGTTCAGTGCGTTCGACGTACCCGCGAGACTTGCCGACGGTCTTAAGCGCGAAACAGACCGCCCAACCTTCACCCGACTTCACCGCTTTTAATAACGCGCTTTCGGCTTCATCTAGCATGTTCTCGCGTGCATCCTCTAAAGCCTCTTGAACCTTAGTGGATGCTTTAGCGCGGTCATAGACAGCGCGGCGCGTAACGCCTAGATCGGCGGCAGTGCGGGATATGTTGCCATCGTTATTCCAGATAGCTTGAATGTATGCGTCGTCGGTTAGGCGTGCCATTTTTATTACTGTGTAGTGTCGTGTAGTTATTCCGGCAACGGCGCAACCACGATGACGCCGGGTAAGCGGAAATCCGCCGCCGTCGGGTTCACGCAAACGGCAACCGCGGTCACGGTGCAACGGGTACCCGCTGCGGTACCGCTAGGCACATCGAAACGCGCTTGCACGATGGTTCCGGTACCGTCGATAACGGTTGACCCGGTAACGTGCGTTGCCGGGCTTTCCACGATGAAGGTGCAAGAGCTGATGGTTTGACCGGGGCGGAGTTTCTTCGCAAATAGGAAGTCTATCGGCTTGATTTCGCCCGCGTAGAAGTTGACAATGTTATTCGTCATGATTACGACTGTGTAATGGTGAATGCCTGCGTAACGGTATCGCTTGCCGCAACCGCGTTAGACGTGGCCTGCGCCCCGTACCACAACACGTTACCCGTTGTCGAGGCATCCGTGACCGCGTGATGTGAAATCGTGCCCCATGAACCGGACGGCGTTGGGAACGTCGCAGCCGAGAGCGATACGCTACCGCCGGATACCGCGCCCCATGCCGGAGCACCGCCGCCGTTCGCGTTAATCAGCAAGCGTGAATAGTTGTTACCCGATGGCTCAGTAATCGTGCTACCCGTGCTGCTATCAGTGGGTGCGGCGGTACACAGTGCCACATAGGTAGCGGACACCGTGAACGCCTGATTACGGAACATGCGATCAAGGAAGCCGTTTGCGGCATAGTTACTGATACCGTTCGAGGCCGTGATTTCCACGTACACCTCACTACCGGCTACCGATGGCGTATTCCCGTTTACAATCGAACGCGAGGAACCGAGCGCGCCGTAGGCCAGCACGTTACCCGCGCCATAAGTGGCACTGTCCACAATCGCCCAATGTGTGACCGTACCCCATGATCCGGTGGCTTGCGTAAACGTCACGGTACCGGATTGCGTAACCCGACGACTAGACGCCGCGCCAAAGGTAATCGCCTGCCGAGCATACGCGCCACTGTTGGCGACTTCGCTCATGCTTGCCCCGGTTGCGGTTTCATCCGGGTTCGCGGTCGCCAGTGCCAGGTACAAGGTGGCAACGGGCGTATAAGCACTATTGCGCGTCAGATGGTTCAGCAGCGCGTTTTCACCGAAGTTACTTAGACTTCCCATGTCTCACCTTTACTGAATGGTATTGCGTTCCGGTCTGGCGTCTATCCACCAGGGTGTGTTCTCTTCTATCACGGGCAACTCGTACACACCCTCAATGCGGTACCGTTCACCGTCTGCGGTAATCGTCCAGCGCCAGCCGTCCGCCTCGATGACATCAGGCGCGTTCTCGAAGATGCCCGTAAACAGGTTAACGGTATCCGGTGTAACGGATGTTCCGTTGACCGTCGCATTCAGCGCAATCGAGAGGCGTAAGCTAACGCCGTCGGGCGTGGTAGACGTACCGTTGACCACTGCTGACAGCGCACGGGCAACCCTGAGCGCTACCGTATCCGGTGTGCTGCTAGTACCCGTTACCGTTGCATTCAGCGCACGGTTAACGAGTAGTGCAGCGGTGTCCGGTGTGGTCGATGTGCCGTTCACCGTTGCAGTGAAACTGATGACACCGCTTACGCTCAGGTTCACCGTGTCCGGTGTCACTGATGTGCCGTTGACGGTCGCAGACAGCGCACGGGCTACCAGCAAGGAAACCGCATCGGGTGTACTCGACGACCCGTTGACGGTTGCGGTAAGCACGCGGTTGACGAGTAACGCCGCTGTATCCGGCGTGGTCGAAGTCCCATTGACCGTTGCCGTCATCGGGCGGGTAACAGTCATCGCCACGACATCGGGCGTTGACGACGTACCATTCACGGTAGCCGTGAAATCAATCGCGCCCGTGATGGCGAGGTTTACCGTGTCCGGTGTAACCGATGTCCCGTTCACAGTAGCCGTAAGCGCACGGCTCACCAGTGCGGCGACCGTGTCCGGTGTGCTACTGGTACCGTCTACCGTTGCAGTTAAAGCGCGTGCAACCAATAAGGCGACGGTATCCGGCGTCGTGGATGTGCCATTGACCGTTGCGGATAATGCACGGGTCACTAACAGGGAAACGACATCGGGTGTTGAGGACGTGCCATTGACCGTTGCAGTAAGCGCCCGCGCCACTAACAGAGAGACTATATCGGGCGTGCTACTGCTACCGTTTACAGTGGCAGATAGAGCCCGCGCAACCAACAAGGAAACAATATCGGGTGTGGTGCTTGTGCCGTTGACCGTGCTAGTCAACGCACGGTTGACGAGTAACGCCACCACATCCGGCGTGGATGAAGTCCCGTTGACCGTCGCCGATAGCGGACGGGTTACGAGTGCGGATACCGTATCCGGGGTGGACGAGGTACCGTTAACGGTAGCGGTGAAGTTGACCGTACCGCCCGCGCTCGGTGCAAGCAGCAGACCTAAATGGGGTAACGGTGCCGGATCGCCGCCGCCGCTACCGGATACCGCGCCATCCGTCTGCGCTTGGAAAGCGTCTTGCTGGAACCCGTTACCCTGGAACATCGGTTAACCTTTTAACGGCGGGTCAGGGTCGCGTGAATATCCTGCACAGCCTCTTTGTAGAATTGGACAGCAAAGGCTTGGAAATCCTGTGCGCGCACAGACACGTCCGGATGAGTACCATAACCCCATGTGGCTTCAAAATCGCAGTTAAACCCGGTGGGATTATTTTCCGCGTCGGTATGCGGTGCCTGTGTATCGCGCCACTCTTTTCGGAGGTAGTAAAACCAAAATTCGGAAACCGGAGGCCAACAATGTGTCGGGTCGCCATAGGCGCGGCACGATGCCCAGTGCGGGACGATAATCGTTGCTTTTGCGCCCGGTTTCATCACGCGGTATAACTCATTGACGATATGCACGTCGGTTCCGGTGAAATGTTCGATGACGTGGGAGGCGTGTACTTCATCCACGCTACCATCCTCAAAAGGCCAACGCTCTTTGAGATCAGCAACCACATCCACACCGGGAAAGGCGATGCTATCCACGCCGACGAACCCGTCTTTTTTGCGCGTCCCGCAACCGATGTCTAGTTTCACCACGTCATCCCTGTATTTACGTCAAAATGACCGACTGGCACACGGCAATCCACCGCACAGCGA